TCTCTCTAGAGTTGTACCGTATCTGGAAGACTCAATCTTGGAATATTGTCCAGCCTGATCTTCAAGAAAATCAAACTGTTTCTGGTATTTCATCCGCACCAATTCAACTGCACTGATATCTTCCTGCCGCATGTGATGATTCAGCATGTCATCAGCAATTTTCTGAGAATCAGTCTTAATGAAAAATTCGGAAGCAATACCACGTTTACGGAGATCAGAATCAATATAATTCTCATTGAGAGTCCGCTCGAAATCATAACTCCTGTTTGCTTTAAAGAATTCTTCTGTATCAGCTTTTAGGAGAACTTGATACTCAGGCAATGCACGAACTTTAGAGATAAGTTGATTCAACTCTTGTTCAGATGCAGCATGGATCATGGAAACATGACCTGCGCCTGTAACTCTCGGATCGACTACAAATGCGAAATGCTTATAATCTGCAGTATTCGGGCGGACTGGGTAGACAACTTCGGGATCTTTGTAATTCGTCCGGCCGAGAGCAGACTGCCGATCTCTCTCAAGATTAACTCTAACTGCATTAGTTTCCTGATGAGCTCGCAACGCATCGTATGCCTTCTGATTAACAATAGGTATACTTTCTGGGGCTCCCGGTTGCAAGAGAGGAGATACAGATTCAAAACCCTCTTCAGAAGCTTCTCCTCGTTTTGCCAGTTTTCTAGCAACAAGAGCTGGGCCGGCGTCGAGTCCATAGATTGATGCGTCCTCGGCGAGAATGTAATGCTCAGAAGTACTGGAGATTTTACTCCAGATAGCAGAGACTTCGATAGCGGATTTCGTATCTTGACTAAGAGCAACAAGCGCAGAATTCAGTTTGAGTTTAGCTGCCTCTTTGAATGCAATTTGTAGTCGCTGAGTTCCAGAACCAGCCTGCTCCATTGCGGCTTCAATAGATCCATACTTGCCCGCCGCAAATGTAATGAATCCAGGACCAGAGCCAATTCTAGAAGTTGATAGAAGCATCTCATTAGTGAGTTCAGGGAATTGAGTTGCAAGATCTCCTGTACCTTTAAGGAATACTCTTTCAACAGCTTGCTGAAACAATTTCTCTTGAGCCGCAAAATAACTCAAGGCATCCGTGATAGTTCCATTAAGTTCTGCAGTTGCTGCAGGGATACGGTAGGATACTTTCGTATACTCAGGTAGAAATTCAGTTCTTGCACCGAGTGGGTCAGATTTGAATGATAGTCCGGATTCGACTCGGGCCGCATCATACGCTTTATTGAGTCCTTGTCTGGCGAATAAATCATTGAATTCGTTGGCTGGAATTCTATCTCCTTCAAGGAAGGCTCTACGGGTATTTGTGATTCTAGCGATTGCATCCGTACCATATTCCACCGGAATTGAACCTTCAAAAACCATTCTCTCAAGGAGTGTATTAGCGACAGTTTCTTTAGCTTCTTTAATGAAATCATACATCTCTCCAGAAGATTTAAACTCAATCGCTGTACCTTTGGAGTCTACCCACTTAATTCCATCCCAAGCTTTACGCTCGAACACATGCTCCAACGCAGGGATATCTCCCTGACTGAATATAGTTTTTCCGGGAACTAGTTTGATAGTGTCTGCATTGGTACGAAACCAAATGTATCTGGCTTCAGCTTCATTGTGCGCGCTCAGACCTGTTAGATTGGCAGCACTCCAAAGTTTCTTGGTAGCAAATCCATACTTCTTTACTTCTTCCATTACTGCTTCTTGAGTAGTACGTCCTGCACGTGGCAAAACTTTATCCGCAATACTCAAAACAACAGGCTCATAGACAGATACTTCTCCAGCACCTTCTCCAAGGATTTTCACATACCTAACACTCAGTCCTTTATTTGCTTCCAGATCGAGCATTTTTGCGTTCTTGGCAATCTCTTGCTCAATTGCAGTTAGACGATTAACACGAACAGCTTGCTCAGCATGAAGAATATTTCCAGCAATTACTTCTGCATTCCCATTACTTTCTCCTGCAAGCATAGCTTTAGGATTGACATGGAATGTGTCTGCGAGTAGATTAGCAACTTCAGAATCTTTTCCTGCCATACTTTGAAGTTGATTGCGAATATCATTATTGATTTTACGTTGCTTATCTAGATAATTGGCAACATCTTTATCATATAAACGTACATCGCCGCCTTCAAGCAAAACTGGAACTCCAGCATTCTGGCGTTCATAGGCGGCAAAAATTGCTTTATCAGATGGCCGGAAAGCCTCGTCAAGAAACTCTCGCTCAGTAGCAAATTTGGCTCGGATATCTTCCGCACGAATTTCTTTCTTCAAAGAGGTTAATGTCTTGGATGCTGTGAATGCTCCTCCAATGACACCATTCAGAATGCCGCCAACAACAATATTTTTAACAATATCTCCGGTATCTTGACTATCAAGAATTGTACTCTTGAACATAGTAGCTTGAACTGCAGTTTCAAATGCAGCGCCTTCAAGCACACCTTGCCAAACACCGGAACCAAGAGCTTTTGCTACGTTGGCATTGATTAGAGAGAATGACGCATTAGTCCGAGCAAGATCGGACGCGGCGAGTTTGACGAAAGTTTCAACTTTAGGAACTAGAAGTCCCGTGGCAGCAGAAATATTGGTTCCGAGGAATCCAGTTCTAGTTGCTGCCCCAAGGGCTTTTTGTCCCGCAGAGAGAATCTTAATTCCTCCAAGTCCGGGAATGAAACTTCCTGCGATAAAACCGGCAAGATCCGCAGCTTCTCTATTTTCTGCATAATATGCTCCGAGATCAGAATCAAGGGCTGAGATCCATTGATCATTCTCTCTTTGCGCAGCATCTGCTCCAAACCAATTGCCAACTGTGACTCCGGAATTATAAAAGGAATTGGCTCCGGAGAGGACAGAAACGGAAATAAATTTTCCTGCGTTTTGGAACTTCTCTGCCCAAGTACTTGGATCGTACCAAGATCCTCCGTAATTATTCCCAAGATTGTGATTATCGGCTGCCACCATCCAAGAAGGAGTTGCTTCAACTTGAGGAACATCTGCATCAAGAGTAAGGAAATTCATTTAAAATCTTCCTGTAGTTGATGGTGAAGCAAATCTTTCAAATGGATCTGCTGGGCGTGCTCCAATATCTCTAAATGCCCTATAAGAAAGCTGCTTATTAATCCATCTACCAAGAATATCTGGTTTAGTCACGTCAACAATATCAGAAGATCCATTCTGACCATCTAAGCGTACATTATAAGTATAGAATTTTCCAATTGCAGGAATCCCAAATTTAGGGAGATCTCGCTGGGCTAGATTAGCAGCAGATCCAACTTGATAGATTGTAGTCAAAGAGATAACATCATTGTATGTGAGTTTTCCTGTTTTAACTCCATCAATTACTGCCGCCATAACCTTAGAAGGATCATTCAGATCTACTCCAGTGTCCAACAGAGGCTTCAGGACTTTAGTATAAACTGGTGTAGCTGCGGCTGCAGGAGAAGCTTTTACTATATCTGCAATTGGAGCAATAGAGAATATATTCTTAGCATCACTCGGACGAACTTCACGTGCATCTTGAGTCAGAACTCCTACTACTGCAGCATTAAGTTTTGCTGTATTTCCTGTCACATCTTTTGGATCAAAAGTTTTTGAACTTGTAACAAAATCAATAGCTTGATTGATTTTGGTTTTTACCAATTCTTGCGGAGGAGAAACATTTATAGGGGAATTGGACCTGAGTCTTGAAGCCACTTCGGCCGCTGTTTGTCCCAATTGGAATTTACCCGTTGCTTCCGCGAATTCTCCGGCTTTCCAATCGGCAAGGAATTCTTCTGCGGCTGGTCCTTTTGCTCTGATTGTTTGGAGAGCAGTATCTGCTTTAACTCCTGCAAGTGGCGGAAGACCGCGGATTGCTCTGCCGACATTAATTGAATCAAGGATGGACGAGTCATACTTATCTTCCTTAAGTTTAGCTTCTTTTCTAAATGCCCACTCTTCATCAGCTCTAGCACTTGCACGCCTAGAAAGAGCCAATTGCTCTTCAGCATTCTGAGCTTGCTTAGCAGAGAATGTAAACTGTAAATTCTGTGCAGACGCAGCTAGTACAGTTTTGACTCCTTCAATATTGTACTTAATTCCTTCCAATGTAGCTTCATTAGCTTTAAATTTCCATGCAACCGCAGCTTGTCTAGCAGAAGCCTCTGCAGATGCAGTAGTAACAACATTAGCAAACTGTTGTTGTAATGTAGCCGAACCAAGCGTAGCCTGATTCAGCTTATTGATATGTTCAATAGCTCCGTCTCGCTCACGCTCAGCGGCATTATACTTACGAATATCTTGGTTAATCGTAAGACGAGAAGTAATGTATCCGATTGGATCTTCCAGCAGAGATTTAGATTCTTTTTCTTTAATCACTTGTTGAGAGGCATCCATCGTTTCATACGATGTACGAGCTTTCTCTGCAAGCATAGTATAGATCTGATTTTGAGCCGTACGATCCGTACCAAAATCAATCCCAAGTTGCTGTCGTGCAGTTTGTGTAGAGAGTTCTGCAGCAGTTTTTGCTTGGTCAATTAGAGCTGCATCTTCGGCTGCAGTTTCTAGCAGACGTACTGAACCTTTAGAGACTGCCGCAGCATCTGCAAGGAATCCTTCAACTTGACTTGTGCCAGTTTTCAGCACATCTTTAGCTCCAACAACTTGAGCTAGAATATCTGTAATGGTGATCCCGGGCATGATTATCCTCTTTTCCTAAACTTAGTGCCAATCTGAGTGCGAACAATATTATTAAGAATACTATTTCCTGCACCTAGATTGATGTCGGCCATTCCTGCAAAATTAGTCGAACCCAATCCACCGAGAGCTGCACTAGATGCAATATTGCCTCCAGTCACAAGACCTTTAGTTGCACCAGAAGCAACACCACCAACAATCTTTGCAAGATCTGCAGAAGCGCCCGCAGCAGAAGCAAGACTTCCAGCTCCAGAAGCTACTCCGCCACCAAGACCACCCAATGCAGCACCTTTAAGAATATTTCCACCATTGATTCCAGCATTAACTGCACCTCCGAGTGCACCGGAAGCTACTCCACCTATAATTCCTCCGCCAAGTGCAGGAGCTAATGCTGGCATAAGTGCTGCACTTAAAACAAATGCAGATCCTTTTAATGCACCTTCAACGAAAGATTCTTTCTTGTAATTATCAGATTGAACAGGAACAAGTCTATCGCCCCTGCGAACATAAGTAGTTGTATTATATTTAAGTCCACTCTTTCCCGGGCGGTGAGTATTTACAGAAAACATTGCATTTGGATTGTTAGAGATATATTGCTGCATATCTGCATGATTCACAAGCCGCTGCAATTTTTCTGCATTTTCATCAGAAACAGTGTCTGGAGTTGGGAGAATAGCTAAACCAGTTTCAGGGTCTGTGCCGCCTGTATGTTTGGTGAAATATTTAGAGACATCAATACCTAACTGTTTCGCGGCCTTAGTTAGAGCGTCAATATTGTAAGTAGATTGGCCCGCAAGCTGACCAGATTCATTGTCAATATACTGTCCAGTTCCTTTGAATTTAGGTTTATATCCTAAAAGGGTGACAGTTCCTTTTTCAAGTTCTCTTCCCAAAGCTTTAGTTTCAGGATCATCTTCTGATCTTGATCCAAAGTGATTAAAGAGATATCCACCACCTTTAGTTTTACTTCTACGACCTACCATTCCGTCTAAAGACGCATCTTTAAGGAATTGATCAAAGAATGCATTGGCATCTAAGACTTCAGCTCCATTAACCATTTGGCCAACAGTCAAAGAATTCCAATTGGGGCTAGAAGATGTAGAGGTAGGTTTTGGAGTAGCTGCACCAATTGGGGCTGCCTGTACAGGAGTTTCTTGAGTACTGACTGGCTGAATTGTTTTCTTCTCTGCAATCTGTACTGGCTGGATTGGCGCTACCGTTGGAGTTGGAGGGGCAATTGGATCTGGCAATCCATTTTTAGCAACTCCAATCAATGCGTTTAATAGCTCGTCGGAACCAGTCATTCCGAGCTCTGCCATAGCATTGTACGGCATTTATCAATCTCCTGGAGCGTAATCTTCGTTATCAGAACCAGACCAACCTCCACTATCTCCACCAAAATTCCAATCATCCATAGCAGGAAGATTAGTATCATTAGAAGGAAATAGAGAAGAGATTGGAATATTAGTTAGTCCACTCAAATCTCCCGCTTGAGCTTCAATTTGTTGTGGAGTCAATCCAGACATATTGGTTGTCATTCCATTGGGATCAACAGTATATCCAGGATTTCCGCCTGCAGCTCCACCAATGAGACCAGCAAGTCCAGATCCACCAGCTTTAATGAGATCACTAATAGATCCAGTAACTCCAGAAATACCCCCAACTCCAGCACCTTGAAGAAGAGAATTAAGGAGAGAAACTCCAGCAATTCCTCCTAATGCTTTAAGAGGGTCAATTGTGGGATCTTGATCTGTACGTCCTTTAGAGGTTGTATCGCCAGATGTAGTTTCAGTGGTTGTAGTTCCTGCTTGTGCCGCTGCTAGTTTTGCTGCAGTACGCGCCACCAAATCATTTTGAAGCAATACACCTGTAGATCCGCCATATAGTCCTGCAGCTTTCTCGGCTGCACCAATTGATGCAACTCCACCAGGACCAGCCAAAATATCATTAATAAGAGATTGCATTCCCTCTTTGGTGATATTTGCTTGAGTCGAAGAAGTTTTAGTTCCACTTTGAGTTGTAGAACCAGATGAACTACCAGATTTACCTGTGATGAGTCCGATTAGATTCAGAATATCATCACTAGATTTTTCTGCAATCGGCATGATGATTCCTTACGGTGTAAACTTAATGTGAGACAATATCCAAGGAGCCGCTGCGACCATTCCAAGAAACATAGCTCCAAGAGTAGCCAGAATTTTCCATGAAATTTTACCCGCTTCCATGGTAGTCAATAATGTATCTACCTTAGTCTCAATGTTTCGGAGATTAGTGAATTGGCTGGTAGTGTCTATTTTCAATTGAGACACATTCATTTCCATACGAACAAATCTCTCGTATTGGTCATCAGTCATATCGGTGTGCCTCAATCCTTCAAGATCTATCGGAGTAGTATCCGACATGATTCAATTTAGGCGCCCGGAGTCAGGAACAAAATCCCGGCCGCAGCACCATTTGCAGAAACTGTGGCACCGAGAGGGATACCAGATACGATTGGAAAATTTGGAGGAATATATCTATCAGTACCATCAGCAAGACAAGTAGCGCCAATACGCACAAACATCCCTACGTTGGCAGTAAAAACATAATCAACTGATGTGACTCCAATATTAATTCCAGCGGCTGGCGCAGTTCCAATTGGTGCAGTAGTTGCCGGAGCACCAGCGCCAGCAATAGCAAGTTGGAGAGAATTGGGAACAACTGGAACTGTTGAGAAAGGAAGTAGATCCATTGTAAGTACTCCTAATTATGCTGTATGGTATCAAAGACTTGGTTGGAGGACACTAGGGGATTCACCAGAAGTGCTTGTAGTATCAATAAATGTTTCTGGATGTGTAGCAGGATCATTAGGAGTGACTGTTGGCGGAGTGCGTTTTGCCACCTCTGCAGCAATGATTTCTGCTGCTGTTGGAGGTGGAACAAATGCACCTTGTATAACTAGTTGCTGTTCAATCTCTTTGAGTGCTTGATAAGATTCTCTAGCGCCTCTATTCAATAGAGATTCCCAAACCAACATTGCAGTTGTTTCTGTAACTGCGAGTGTATAAAGTTTCATCGAATATTCTCTTCCATAAGATCAAAGTGGAATTTTAAATCTTTACCGGCAATACCAACACCGCCGATACCATAACATCCATTTACATTATCTGCGACGGCTGCCCAAGTTGCTGCAGCTAATGCAGCAGAGCCAACAAATGCTCCTGGAGTTTGTCCAGTAATTCCAATAGTGCCCGCATTATTGATTGCAGTAAATTCAACTCTACAACCACCAGATAGATTTGTAGCAGGCTCCCAAACAGTCATCCAGCCAAAAACTCCTGCCCCCATTGTGGCGCCAAGAGCATTAAATTGATTTGTTGCAGATGCCCCAGCACCAGTTACCGTTGCTCGAGTAGTTACGGCTCCGGAAGTCTCACAGATTAGGATTGCCCGCCGCCCTTGTCTATCTCCAGGATTAGCAACATATGTACTAGAGAAAGCAAAACTACCCTCCATTCCGTGTGTCCAAGATCGATGACCAAGAGCTACACTATAAAATGCATCTGCTGTAGTTAGATAATTACCTGCCAGTGAGAAAAAATTGCTGGCAGTAGTTAGATTACCAAACGCAAAAGAATAACTATTTGAAGTGTTTCCTGAACCAACAGCAGCGCTATGATCTGTTACTGTGTGACCTTCTCCACCAACAAAACAATACTGCCCAACAGAATGATTAATACCAGCAGCAGCAGAATGATTTGCGACTGTACTATTACTGCCACCAAGAGTTACGCCACCAATCCCAGTGATGTGCTGACCATTACCTCCAAAGCAACCACCGTAACTAGCACCACTATCAACAGTATTAAATTGTCCCCCAACAAGTACTGAAGTAGCTCCACCAGCAACTTGTGTATTTGCCGATCTACTCCGCATTCCATCGAAAGCAAATGGTCCACGAATGTTTCCATTCTGTGCAGAGCCATCAGTGCGATTTAACTGAAATGTTGGTGAACCTCCACCATATTGTCCTTCAAGTACTGTATCAATTGCATCACCAGCACCTCCCGGAGAATTAATTCCAGTCCAGATAGATTGGTAAACTCCGCCGGCTGTATTTATCTGATCTTCTGCCCACCATTTTAGAATCGGCGAACCCCATTCAGCCGCAGTTCCAGCAGCATCAGTAATTATTGCCTGTCCGGGAGTTCCAAACCCAGTAAGGCCAATTACGGAAACATCAACACCAACTACTTGAAGTGGAGATGTTGCTGTAGTTACTCCACCTCCACCGCCACCTCCAATTTGACCTGCAATAGCCCAAATTGCATCATAGATTCGCTTAAATTCAGCCCAAGTTTCATCTGTGATCTCACTCGGACTAATAACCGGTTGATCTGGAAATGCTAATGGAAATGAAACAGGCGCACGTGTTCCTGCCATTACATACGCCCACCAGTGTGGAAATTAAGGATCATGCTGGAGAGATCAATAGACCCAATAATGAGAATAGATATGTTTTTTCCCATTAGAGAATCAAATACATATCTCCGTTGAGTTCCTGTATTATCAGCTAATGTTCCAACAGTTTCTGTAGTATTCTTTCCATCAATAGCAGCAAGAGCAGATACTCTGAGTACTTGAGCTGCGTCAACATTTTCAATAGTTACTTGATCGAGCCCTAAAAATCGAGTACGAACATATTGATATTTTCCTAGGAGAAATACTCCATTCCCAGTAGAGATAGTAGAAATAGGAACTGCAGCCGCATGAAACATTCTAGGCACAAAAACATTTGCTGTAGCACCTAGAAATCCAATAGATCCAACAATCTGCTCCAAAGTAGCATCAGCCACTGAAGCCCATTGCCATACATCTACGTGATTAATTTTAAGTTTTCCATATCTTTTACGCTCTACATCATATATAATCGCATGAGAATAGAGTGGAAACGTGGAAAAATAAGTAGTAATTCCATAAGAAATTACAAGGAACCTTCCAGAGATAAGCGTGAATTTCTTATATACTGGAATTGAAATTGCTGTACGAGTAAAAAGAAATGTTGTTTCATCAAAATCTTCAAAATACTGCTCTGAGAGAAAATCAGTTACTTCTGTAAGAACTCCTTGAGCTTGTGTGGCTCCAAGCGATTGAAGTCCAAATGTAGTATATGCAAATTGAACAATACTGTTTGCATCACTTGCAATCAATTGATCTGAAACATATCCACCGGCACCTTTAATCTCTTTAAATGTAAATGGATATGTAGGATTACCAGTAGCAATCATTGCCACAGCATTTCCAACACAATAGATTACTGCTCCAAAAGTTGCTGGAGCAACAAAACAAATAATTCCTTTAGCTTCTTGCAATGCACCGCCACCGGCTCCAGTAATCAAAGACGGTGTAAAATCTAAGGGATTAATGTTCGAGGACCAAAATATACCCTGCTCAGTCCAAAGTACTCCGTAACCTGCAACTGCTGCAATTCCTCGCAAACTAGCGGCAGCGGGGGCTCCAACAAAAACATATGTTCCATTGAAAAAGATACCTCCGACATAGGTGCGAGTATATCGAAAGGAATTAATTCCTGGCTGAGTTTCAAGTCCATAAGTTACTCCATTGATTGTAGCTTTAGTGAAATACGGACGATTAAGAGTAGGCCAATTGGCTGCTGGCCCAGTTAAAGATCCTAATACAGTCCAAAGTACATCAGCTCCAATTCTGGCAATCATATCAGTGCCAGAAACAGCTACATCAAATAGATTGATTCCATCATGCCAAGTATAAATGAATGGAGTTCTACTGCTAACTCCCCAACCACCTAATCCAGCTCCAGAACATTTTTGTACATAATCAACAGATTGGAATCCATCGCCGACAGGCATTCCATTGTGCATGTAATACAATTGAGGAACAGCTACATTTCTATCAGCTATACTATTCGTAGTTGTATCTGGGCCATTGAGAATTACAGTGCGACCTTCACTCTCCGAAATAAACGGAAATTCTGCTGAAAGTGTAGAAGCTCTATATTCGAGTGCAGGCATTTGAATTTCTTAATTAATTACAAGAGTAATATCAAAATTAATAGTATCTCCAATAGCTATAGTTAAAGCAGGATCTGTGCCCCAAGCAGTTCCAGCTACAGTAAGATTTCCTTGACAATTAAATGCATTTGAAGCGCTCCACATAGCAGCTCCAACATATTTCAAAGTGGTGGAAGCATCATTAAGATTATACACACCGACAGGGATAGAAATATTATCTGCGTGAAAAGTTACTCCACCAACAAGAGGAGCAATTAGTAATACTTGCCCAGGAGTTCCAGCAGATGTAAATGAAAGTCTACTTTGAATTCTAAGAATATTAGACCCAATAAGATCTACTCTGGATGTAGCTGTAGTAAATGTAAGCGCTGCACCTTGAGTTGCAGTGAAATTAATTGTAAGAGGAGATACACCACTCCAGATTGAAGTCATGTCAGTATCCTGTAGCTTGAATGTTGGAAATGTCAATCAATTTCATTTGTTCTCCAACAAGAGTTCTCATGGAAGCCTCTTGTTCAGCAAAACCAATTGACTTGAAAATCATAGCAGCGGCATCAAATACCACAGAATACGGAAAATCTTGTGTAATCCAAGTAAAATAATCGGCTGTTGATCCTATATTAGGAAATGCATAATAGCCAATATTAAAATACTGAGCTGCTGGATTTGTACGAATTTTAAGATTCAATCCAGCTTCATAGTACACATTGTCTTTGAACACCCAATAATCATCAATGCCAAATTGAGGATTAATTTGATCTAACTGCAATCCAACAGGATCAAATGGAGACGTAGAACTAAGAGGTTGAATATAAGAAACTGCTCTCCAGAGCGGGAACAATGTCTTATATGCAAGTGTTTGAAGTGTAAGAGATGAAGCAAATGCAATACCTGTCTCTATAATATCTTTACTGTAGAAATCTTTGGTATGCATTTTAACAATTGCATTTTTAATCGCAGAAGTGGTAGTCGTGACCAAGTCTGGCCGCTTCGTGATTCCATAAACCTCAGTTAGCAGCTCAGACAAGGTCATTACATTCTCCTACTTCTTACCTGCACGGGCTTGCAGATCTGCAAGATGTTGTCTAATGTTTCCAGGAGCAAATGTTTGTGCACCTCCACCTTCCGGCGAAGCAGCTTGTTGAGCAGCAGCCATCATCGCAGCAGGATCAATTGCATGGGAAGTATTAGCAGAATTCATTCTAAACTTCTGATCAGAGTCACCTGCATCATTTGTAGGATTATTGGCCCGCAAACGTTGTGCAGCTTGCTCTGCAAGAAATTCACGAATGATCTTATTCTTGAATGCCAACATCGGATCAGTTAATTCTTCAACATCCATGATCCCGGTAGCTTTAAGAAGTTTAATGTTCTCTGCTTCTTCGTCAAGATAATCAATCTCACGTTGATCTGTAGTAGCATAAACGTGCTTGACAAAATTAGCTGCAGCGCCCCAAGGAAAGATTACTCGGAAACTACCAAGTTGTCCTTTATAGTACGTAACATCTACAGTCCCATCAACAGAAACTGCAGGACGTCTTTTGGATGGAGGAGCAGAAAATTCAATTGGTTGTGGCAACATCTTAGGACGTGCCGTAGGTGCAGGAGGAACTCCAATTCCAGATTCTGTACTGGGAGTTGCAAAATCTTGTACCGGCAAAAGATGCGCAGGAATATCTTGGAGATTTCTAGTGGGATCGGCTTCCGCCGGTTGGATTTCATTCATTTTGAGTTTCCTAAATTTGGTCTCTGGGAATTTTGAAGTAGGGGCTGATTACTTTTCATGGCCAGCCCCCCAGCCAAGTTCTCTCCCAGAGAAACTTAACCCACAGCGCCGTCAGTGAGGTTATAAATCACTGCATTTGCCGGAGGATTCTTAACAACTGCGGTGCATTCAGTGGTAAGAGTTCCACCTTCTGCGTCAATGCCATTATCAGCGGCATCTTCTTCACCCGGAGTGTTGAATCCCTTATATTGCGTCTTTCGATTTCCCAGATATGCAATCCGGAAAGTAGAAAGATCCACTGCAACTGCCATTTTGCCATAAGCAGCATTCGAGTTGAACAGAGGATGCTCGATCATATTGAACGTGCCACGCGAGATAGCGAATTGCTCGTATCTCATACCGTAGGAAGTTTGCTGCGGAAGCACTTGGTAAGTACCCAGCAAACGACCAATTTTGGTAATCACCTTTTTGGCGACACCACCAACGAAAAGAACTCGCTCATTACCAACTTTAGCGTCGGTAGTCTGGTTGAAAACAACATCCAGAAAACCTTCAAGTTGCGTATAGTTCGTAGTACCGCCAGCAGTATTGACGTTAACTGCAGCATAACTCGGCGGATAATACGCCAGAGTACCAACAATATTAATCAAACCATCCATTGTACGGAACGGCTGACCATTGCGAGTACCTTGGAACTTTTGTCCAAAGAAAAGAGCCTTCTCGATATCAACTGCATGGAACATCATGCAATCAGTACGAGATTCCTGGACATTACTATCACCTGCAATCATCAGCGTAGCACGCATCGATTCAGTGACTGCCCAAGTATTCCGGAAAATCTGGGTGAAATTCGTAACCCGAACCGGAACAATATTCAGTGCATTCGGACGGAGCGAACCTTCTTCATACGCAGAACCAACTTGGTAAAGATCAATTGCAGATCCAATACCGGCCGCAACCACGGTGCCAACTGCTCGAATAATTTGAATGCTAGTCGGACTAATAATAGCATTCACAAGAACTTGTTCAAACGAGCCAGTATTAACACGAAGCAACATTCCCGGAAGAACGTTTGCAGACGAAACAACTGGAATGATAGTATCAGTGGAGATAGTTACCGAAGTTGTAGTGACTTGCGGGAAGAGCATGGTTTTCGTGAAAAATCCATGTTCCACTTGAACAGCAGTTTCCGATTGCAATCTGCTAGTCATACCGAACAAAGGTGCTTCACCATTCGGCATAAGCCGGGTAATTGCCTGAGAGAAACTCGGCTTAACTAGATTCGCAGCGGTCAGTGCTGGGGCGGTTGAGAAAATACCGATAGGCATCTCGATTCCTTTCGATTAATGAATTGTTGGATTTACAGGACTTGATACGTCATAGTTGCGGCGCCAGTCTTGGTAAACAGAATGAAACCAAAACCAGAAGCAACAATAGTCTTTGCACCAACTGCAGTCATACCAGCACCAGCAATCAGAGTAAGTGCAAATGCTGTGGTAACAGAAACAGCCACAACAAAAGTCTCTCCAACATCCATTTCAGGGTTAGCTGCAAGAATATTAACTGCAGTATCTGTGGTATCAGATCGACCCGCAGTCATACCAGAACGAACATATAGACCAGTAGAAAGTGCAGCCGCACTAATTACTTGATTTGAGTCAGTTGCTTGAATGAACGGAGCAACAAATGCAAGCCAACCATCAGTAGTTCTTGCATCTTTTACTAGTCCAGCAACTCGAACACTTGGACGGGCGTAAGCCATGAGAATGATTCCTTATATAGGGGGTTGAATTTAGGAGTTATCTGCCGCAGCAAATGCATCCCAATCGATGTCATCAGTACCGTTTTTAGACCTACTAGGCTTTTTGGTTGGGGCTTTTGAACCTTGCAGATGACTCGTCATATCATCCATATAAGTTTGAACCATCCCAGCAATTTCATCTGCGTCAGCATTAGGATACTTAGCAGTGAAAGTTTGTTCTAGAGCAGCAACCACAGGTGCAAGAGCAGGATCTTTGAACACTGGATTGAGCTTTGAAGCGGAACCTTTAACAGTTTGTTCCCGAATCAATTTGGGCAGTTCTTTAAGGAAATCTGATTTCATTTCCTCCAAAGCTTTCTTTGTAATCTGGGTTCCAGCAAGAGCTGTTTTCCCGTATACATCTTGGGCCACCATATTTAGGGCTTCCATGAAAGCTTCTTGTGCCTCTGCACCACCCTTAGAAATTTTTTCTCTGATTTCAGGAGTTACTGCATTTGTGAATGCGACTGTTTTTGCAGCCTTCAACACAGCTTCTTCTGAAATATTATCTAGGAACGGTTTAGGCGCATTTGGATCTACTTTCGGCGCAGGAAGAGTTTCCCACGTCTTAGCATGTTTCTCCAGTAGGGAAGGAGGTGCAGCAGGCGGAGTTACAACCACAGGAGGAGCATTGGGAACTGGATTTGGATTCGGAGGAGTTTTAGCTCCGACAGGAGTTGTAGGAACTGCCGGTTGAGGAGTTCCAAAAACTTGTTCCATTGCATTAGAGAGGATGCCCATTTTGATTCCTTAATCTGTTTTGGGAGAGTCTTGTTGAAGTTCAAACAGCGCTTTTTGTGCTGCTTCACTAGCATCTAGAAGCCATTGTAAAGCTTGAAGTTGACCTTTTAAATGACTATCTTGCTGAACAAACTGCAAGGTCTTTTCAGGGTCATATTCAATATTGATGATTTGCTGTGCTATAGTTGCAATTTCATTTTGAATCCTTTGTCGGTTTCCAATAGTAAGAATAATCGAGCCAAACTCTTCTTCATCATCTGCCCACTTATAAGTTGTGAAGGTATTAGGAACTATAGTAGCCATCTCAAATACCTTGCTGATTTACAGAGACTTTTGGCGGGGCCGCTTGTAAAGCAGGAGAAGTAGCAGGATTAGTAGGAGGAGTTCCCGGAGGAAGATTAGGATCCCAACCATAATCCGCAGGTTTCGGCTGTGTCCCTGCAAGTTTAGCAACATCTCCACCTTTTTCTGCTACTGCCATCATAGCTTGTTGCCAAGTTGCAGAAGCTTGTTCATATGCAACTTGAGCCTGAGTTTTCTCAAATGGAGAAAGATCTGCATTCTGAGTTTTCATCAGATAAGAGAAAAGAGGTGTGATATTGTATCCGGCCGCGATTTGAGGAACAGCAGCGATTGTTTGTAGACCTTGCTGAAGTGCGTCACTATTAAGAAGTTTTGCAGCCGGAGTCAAACCATCACTGGTTTTGAAATCCATTGCAGTGTTACGAAGAACAACAGGATCAATATTCACACTTTTTTGGAGAGTCTTAGAGAATATAACTCCAGTACCTTGATACTGAACAATATTCGTCTTCATCATGAATTTAAGAGGCGTGAAGAATGATGCTTCCAGTCCAATAGAACACATCATATCTCGACCATTGGAATTATCATTGACCGTTTCAAATTCTTTAAGAGTCTTGTTTCCTTTTTGGAACTGACCTCGACGAGTTTTATTCTGACCAGAATTAAGATCTCCTAGCCCCATAATCATAGGAAGCTCTTGGAGGACTACCCCAGAATTTTCGTCTCGGAATGGAAAAGCATATACCGATTCCGAGACAGGCTTTCCGTATCCTGCAGGCCGAATTGGAATCTTTGCGCTGGGGTTGGGAGAATTAATATGTTGTTCGGATACACGGGAGGGATCGAATAAGGTCCGATCGGAAATGGCTCTGCGGCGCGCTGCAATAACGCTGTTGAGCATTGCGGAGCTGACATCTTGAATATCCTGTTGATTCTTTGCCAGTGATTTGGTTTGATACCCTAATCCATCTTCAATCGGTTGAAACATCATAAACGGAAGCATGCTATGAGCATTTGTGAGTCTCTTAGCTCCAATGAGTGTTTGATTATTTACATAATACATTTTCCAAATTTGCGGAGTCTGAGGCGCAGAAACTTTCAAATTAAAATCAGAAGGAATAATCCGAGCATAGAGAATAGTAAGAACATAAGTATTCCGGTAATTAATCTTATTCCCACTTTTTTCTCCAAGACGCTCATCAACCCAACGATTCCAATCAGGCTCCCCTCCCATTTGTTGGACAGTCATAGACACATCACGACGAATTTGAGGAATATTGTATGTATAAACAGATTCAACTCCAGATGTAGCAATTCCCCAACCCGGAGATTGAGATTCCAATGCCTTAACAATATTTGGAATAATCTTACAATCCAGACCATTGATGAAACTTTTCATCTCGGTTCGGCTCATAAGTTTATGGTACCCACCATATTCACCACGGGGAGAAACTTGAGAAGGAAAATATCGAGTATCCCAAAAAGAATTATATGGATCAATCCGCTCTAATTGATTTCCTTGCCAAATAATTTCCTTTGGTTGGCCTTCAGAAGTAGACACAGAAATGTCAGTTTCAAGAACAGGAACAGTTTGTTGACCCCAATCAAAATCAACTGCACCGATGTTGTATTTAAATCCATCTCGAATCGCCATCATGAGTTGTTGAGTCCATCCACCTCGAGTAGATTGATCTTCAACAATCACATTCATTTGTTGAACTGCATCCATATCTTTTGGAGCACCAACAAAGGAGAAAATTGGATAACCTTGAAGAAATACTTCTGTTTGATATTCAACTGCGGTTTCTACTGCAGGAGCAATGATGGGAACTGTAATATTGCGGAATTTATTAGTATCTCCCATACGATTTCGAATAACAGCTCTAGCATTCTCAATTGTATTATCTCCCTCTCGCATGTATGCAACATCAATCTCAATCATTTGAAATCGAATATCTTGGTACGCACCAAAAGCATCCATGTAAGAATTCTTAAGCTGCACAAAACCATCTTGTGCCGCAGCAGGAATAAAGATGGGAGTTGCAGGAGCTGTCATGGTTTTGTCACCGGTTTGGAAAGAAGTTTTGAATCAAACGGACTTAATAGAAGAGAACTTGGAGGAACATCATAGAGATCCAGAGGAAAGAATAGTTCACCTTCTCTTCCTCTCAATTTAGCAGATTCAAATTGAGTTTGAACTGCACGAGCTTCAGCTTCTCCGGCAGTATGACGATATTTCATCTTCGCTGCATTTTCAGCCTCAATTCCAACTTCTTGAGCCCTTCGAGTTCTCATATAGAGTTGATAATCGGGATCAGCAAGAATACCGGAACCTTTCATAGCAGGATTATTAGCCATGTTTGCTACATCATCTGGGAGGATTCCGTATTTTTTAGCGATAGAGATTTTCAATTCTCGTGCAGTATTTTGTACTTTTGTAAAAGATTCATAGAAATTTTTAGAGGGAAGAAAAGATTTATAAGATGATCCAGATGCAAAACCTTCAAGGTGCTGAATTGCATGTTGAGTTTCATGGAGAAGAGCAGACTGAAGTTCCTCTTTAGAATTCATTGGACCTAAACGAATAGTAACTCCAGCCTCATTAGCAGAATAACTAGCATTTCCTGTTGGCAGTTTGGAATCATGAAGAACAGAAACATCTCTTAATTCAGGATAATGATAGAAAAGTTCATCATGTTTGAGAATCTGGTCTAGAGTTTTATGGTTATATTCTCCAGCATTGACAACTGTTTCTCCTCGAATAGGATCAGTAATTGTAGCACTAGGTTTAAACTTGCTAGTAGAATCATCAATTACAGTTCTCAATTTCTTGTCAATTGGTCCTTCATAGACTCCGGTGTATTTGAATACTTGTGCAGGATCAGTTCCTTCTGCGATAGCTCTTTTTGCACGAGCAAGAACTGCTGGTTCTGTAAGAATTCCTGCCGCAACAATCATTGCCTTGCCGCCAACAATAGCAGATTTAACTGCTCCTGCTGGACTCAAAGCATTCATTACAGCACTAGCAGATTCTTCCATAAGTCCAGAGGATTTAGAAGGAAGCCCAAAGAATTCATTTAATTGTTCAGATCCACCAACTGGTTTAGGGATAAGACCTTCACCAATTTCACGAGTAATTTCTTTCCCTTGAATTGCCTGAACAATGTTGGCACCTCCACCAAGAATCGTATTCATCAAATCTACACCACCTCCCACAGTTTGACCTGGAAGTTTCTTGGCAGCTAGAAGAATTGATTCAAGGATATCAGCCATTTCTGATCCTTTTAAAAGCAAGCATTCTCTAGTTCTCCCCAAGGAGCTACTGCGGAATGTTCCATGGATTCGATGATTGCCATTCCCATTATAATAGGCCCATAAAGTTCAACAACTTTAGGCCCATAAGTTAAAAGATCAAGAATTCCATCTGTATTATCTCGCCTCAATGCATTGAATGATGTAATCTGAGCATTCACATGAACAGCAGTATCTGGATGATAGTATTGTTCTTTTGCTTTTAGTGATTTGAACATATTCAGAATACGAATGGTTTTATTTGTGGATCCTGAATAGACTGGCTCAAAAATGAATCCTTCAATTCCGTGGAGATTACAAATAAATCCAAACCAATATAAAAGAGAGTATTGATATGCATTTGATTCTGCTACAACAAATCTTGCTCCTGTACGTATACCCATTTTAATCGTTCTAGTGATGGTTTCACCAGGGGAGTAACGACCTTCATCAACTTCCATAAGAGCTGGAATATTCCCATATAAACGGAAATACCCAATAGATACTTCATCAGAATCTTTTTTATCTGAAGCAGGATCAATGACTATAAAATCACCATTATACAAATCATGCGGAGTATATGGATAAACAGGAAGCTTATTAACGTCAATAAGATGGTTAACAGTAGCATTTTCGTCGTTAAGAACCTCTGAAAAGAAAATCTCTGGGCGACCCATGAGAAGGTCATTTTCATATTCATTAAGAAGTTGTTCAATTGGCTGAAGATCTTCCCAGAGAGATGTACCATCCTTAAGAATACCGCCAGCAATAAACTTTGTCCACATCCGATTCGCTTTGAGTCGACGTAGAAGGGAGTTTTTAGTAGGATACATATTTGCAATGAAAACATAAAGACATCCTTCTGGACTCTTTGCTTTCATTGCAGTGCCGATCATCCAAGTCTCAATTTTATTAGATACGTCTTCAGATTCTGAATCTTCTTTAGTTTGAATATCATCAAATACCATGAGATCTGGGCGCTCATTATTCCGAGTGATACCTCGAATATCAGATCCTGTACCTGCGCCGGCAAGAATG